GGCACTAACAATCGCCGATCGGGTACAGGCACTTCAGGGTCTTCAAGCTCTGTAGCTGGAGCGGCTGGTAGCTCTGGGTCGAACTCCAACCCCACCCGGCGGCAAGGGGACCGAGGTCAGCTGGCTACTGATTCTATTCAGACAATGACGAATCGGGTGATTGAGCTAAACAAGCTGATCAATGATCCCAAGACAAAGCCGCGAGACAAACAGCAATTCATCGAAGCAAGAAACCGCATTCAAGCTGAGATGGCTAGCCGCGCAAGGGCTGGTAAGTAATGAGTATGTTGAACAAGCCTTCAGCGCGAGTGCTAAATGCCCTCGCCTCGCTTGAAGGCAATACGGAATTCGAGATTGTTTCCGGATGGCTGGAAGAATCTCTTCGCACCTTGTACACCGACTCTGTTTCCACGCACGACGATGTTCGTAGTCGCTGGATGCAGGGGGCGGCACAAGTTGTCGAAGACTTTTTAACCAAGTCCAAAACCGCACGAGACACTCTCAACAAGTCTCGGTAGATTTTCTACCAAGGGGAAGGTAGGCCCCCTCAAGCCTCCAAAACCAAGAAGACCACTGGCGATCGAATGAACACCGAAAGGCTCATCTCGAATTGGCTATGGCTCAAGGAGAAAATTTATGGCTTTGCCAAAAGCAGTTGAAGCCGCCGAAGCGAAGGCGGAAGAGTTGATTCAGTCCATGTACCGTCAAAACAATGACGCACAAACTGAGTCGCCCCGTGAGGATTCTGTTGAAGGCGCGACCAGCGCTACAGATCCTTCCATCGAGGAATCGGCCACCGAAACGCAGAGTGGCATTACGGTTCCCGAATCAGTTCACCAACAGCAGACTAGCTCCAACGAAGAGGCTTCTGATTCAGATCAGAGTGCCAACGACCCGTGGGAAAACAAGTACAAAGTGTTGGCTGGCAAGTACAGCGCCGAAGTCCCCCAGTTGGCGGCAGAGCGGCGTGAACTGCGTCACAAAGTTCAGCAACTTGAGAAAGAGCTTGAACGAGCCAAGAATGCTCCTACACCGGAGCGACTGGTTAAAGATGAAGAGATTGCCGAGTACGGCGAGAACTTGGTGGACTTGATCCGCCGAGCCGCAAGGGAAGAGGTCGCGTCGAAAGATGCAGAGATCGAGACCCTTCGCGCCAAGCTTGACTCTTTTGAACATCAGACCCAGAAGAATACGGTGGTGGACTTCTACGCAAGGCTCGGACAACTCGTTCCGGACTGGGTTGCCGTGAACGAAAACAAGTCATTTCACAGGTGGCTTGCTGAGCGTGACGAACTCATGGGTATTGAGCGACAAGAAATTCTTGCTCAGGCAGAAGCGGAGAAGTCCCCTGAACGGGTCGCCGCTTTCTTCAACGCTTTTAAGAAGCAGACAAACAGTGCGGTGGCACAAGCAAATCAACGGCTTGAAACTCAGGTGGCCCCTGCGTCTGATGTCAGTGATGGTCCCCCTCCGGGTAAGCGTACTTGGACTCGGGGTGCTATCGCTGACTTCTATCGACAGGTGCGACTTGGTCAGATAGCCGAGGACAAGGCTTTAGCCATCGAATCGGAAATCCAATTGGCCTCCATCGAAGGGCGTGTTCGCTAAAAGATGAGGCAGTAATCTCACGAGGTATTCAAAATGTCAGTAGCAAGCACGGGCGGTTACGCCCAATACGCAGGTAACTTCATCCCCGAAATTTGGTCGGGCAAGCTCCAAGTCAAGTTCTATCGTTCGACCGTTCTGGGCGAAATCACGAACAACGACTGGGAAGGCGAGATCAAAGGTCAGGGCGATAAAGTCAACATTCGCACCATCCCCACGATCACCGTGTCGGATTACACCAAGGGTATGAACCTGAGCAATCAAGTTCCCACCTCCACTCCTATCGAACTGAACATCGATAAGGGTAAGTACTTCAGCGTGGTGGTTGATGATGTGGACGCTGTCCAGTCTGACATCAAGCTGATGGACATCTTCACCAATGACGCTTCCGAGCAAATGAAGATTGCCATCGACGGCGATGTTCTGAATGCAGTGAAAGCCGCCGCCGCCACCGCAAACCGTGGCGCGACCGCTGGCGTTATCTCCGGTAACCTGAACCTTGGTACTGATGCGGCTCCTCGCGGCGCTAGCAAGACCACTGTTCTGGACATCATTCTCGACATGGGTCAAGCCCTTGACGAGCAGAGCGTCCCCGAGAGTGGCCGTTGGCTGGTGATCCCTGCATGGATGGCCGCCATCATCAAGGGTTCTGAACTCCGTCAGGCTTACCTGACTGGTGATTCTGTTACCCCTCTGCGTAACGGCAAGATCGGCATGATCGATCGCTTCACCGTTTATGTGAGCAACAACCTGCCGCGCACTGCGGACGGTGACAGCCACATTCTGGCCGGTACGAACGATGCGATCTCTTTCGCTTCGCAGATCACCAATGTGGAAACTCTCCGCTCCACCAGCACTTTCGGCAACATCATGCGTGGCCTGAATGTGTATGGTTACCAAGTGGTGAAGCCTGAAGCTCTGATCAACGCCATCGTTGTGAAGGCCTAAGCTTTAATAGTAAAAGGGTGAGGTCAGAAATGGCCTCGCCCTTTTGTGTTGTTAAGCCTAGAGACTTGCATGTCCTAACAAGCTTTCAAGCATCACTTTATAGCGGGCTTCAGTTGGACTTCAAGCCTCTAGCCTTAACGGCACAAAACAATTTTTGAGGAGATCTCATGCGTCTATTGCGCAACAAACATACAGGCAAAATCATCTCTTACGATGAGCGACTGCTGGAGCTTGGTCGTTACGAAGTTGTTGAAGATTCCGTACCGCCCGAGCCGGGGCCTGAGAAAGAGTCAGCAGTAACGGCTCAGGAAACACCCGCAGAAGTTGCTATCCAACAAGCGGCGCGTAATCTCCTGAAGAAAAAGGCTAAGCCATCCGGCGGGATACAAGATCAAATCGGCGCTAGCGAAGAGATCAGCATCCAGCTAACAAGGGGGTAGGCATGAAAGCCTCCAGCGTTAAAAGAGTTGACGGGAAGCTTGTTTATCGCGGCGAAGAGTTTGATGGGTTTAATAAGCCCAAGCGCGACACTAGCGGCGCAAAGACGAAACAAGTTGTTCTTGCGAAAAAAGGTGATGAGGTGAAGCTTGTCCGCTTTGGGCACAAAGACTATGAAGACTTCACTCAGCACAAAGACCCGGATCGTCGAAAAAATTATCTGGCTCGTTCCGCCGGGATTCGGGACAAGAGTGGCAACCTGACCAAGGATGACAAGTTCAGTGCCAACTACTGGGCCAGAAAAAAGCTATGGTGACTTAAATGACTACATTCGCACAACTGACTGCGAGCGCACGAGTTCTATTAAACGATGTAGACAAGATTCGCTACTCTGACGCTCAACTGATCGAGTATGCGAATGAGGCGATTGCTGACGCGAAGCGAGTCCGACCGGATTTGTTTCTTGGGCAATACACGACCGCCCTGCCGACCTACACGCTGAGTAGCGTAGTGCCTCTCAGCCCTGAGTATGAGATCTATCTCAAGGACTACATCATCTCGCGGTCCGAATTCCGTGATGATGAGTTTACGGTGGATGGCCGCGCTGGCGCTTTCTTACAGAAGTTTAGAAATGGATTGCTATCGACATGAAAACATATGAACAATTCCTAGACGGAGTCATGCCATATGTTCCGGGTTGCCCGGTCAACATGGCGACGATGGCTATCCGAGAGACGGTGGTTGAGCTTTGCGAAAAGTCTCTACTTCTGCAACGCGACCATGATCCAGTAGATGTCTTGATCAATACAGTTGATTACGACTTTGATGCCCCCACCGGATATCGAGTCTTCAAGATCATGAAAGCTTGGTACAAGGATCGTGAGTTGATCCCTACCTCGCCGGACGACATTGCTGATCCTGCGCTTTACAACCAGCTTATTCCCGGTGTCACGATCAGCAAGTCTGATCCAATGATCATCACGCAAAAAGATGATCTGACCTTTTCTCTTCTGCCAGTCCCGAAAGAAACTGTGCGCGGAGCCGTAACCATGCGTGTTGCGCTCAAGCCGTTGCGCAATTCGACCGGGATTGATGATTTTATTTTTGAAGACTACGCAGAGACCGTTTACGCTGGCGCTCGTTTCCGCTTGCTGACCGTTCCGGCAAAGCCATATACCAATCCTGATCTTGCATTGGCAAATCAGAACATGTATGTGTCTGGCATGAACTCTGCGCGGCAACGAGCCACGCGAGGATTTGTCCGCGCTAGCACACAGATTCAGATGCGGAGGATCTAATGAGTGAGAAAATTAAACTGGTCCGAAACGACCAGCGACCACAGGTTGTCGTATCGTTGACTGACAATAACGATGGTAGCCCCATCGACCTCTCTGACGCTGGGACGGTGGTTCGCCTCAAGTTCCGAGCTAGGGGTTCTGATACGCTAAAAGATACCCGAACCGCTACTAAGTTGCCCGGTGTTGTGACGGCAGACGGCACAATCGACTACACAGATCTCACTCCCGGCAAAGGTGGTCGTTGCTACTTCTCATGGGGCTCTACCAGTCTGAATGGTGATCCGGGTGATTACGAGGGTGAGATTGAAATCACCTTCCCTGACGGCGTACAAACGGTGTACGACATTCTGAAATTCAAGTTGAGACAGGACTTCTAATGAGCAACAAGGGGTTATTAGCAAAAGTTGCGCTAACCCCAAGCGGGGAGGCGGACGCTCAGGTTCTGGAACTCTCCGCGCAGTCAATTGCGACCGGAGTCCCCAGAGCATCTATCAATTGGGTCTACCCTGCGGCGGTTGCCTATCTAGACGAAGACCCAAAGAACCGGCACTTTTACACTGAGGCAATGCTGGCGGACGCATACGCCCTTGCGTTCACCAAGGCGCTTGCATCTGGCGTAGAAGTTTCCGAGTCCGACATCAAGTTCTTCGCAAAGGTGTTGGGTGACTGGGAGACGGTGTTTACCGGCGAGAACATTCTGTTCTACATCCAATGGGTGAGGAGCTTTGAGGAAGCGGTTTTAGCTTCAGATGCAGTTGTCAAGCTTGTTGAAAAGCCGCTACTGCACGAGCAGTCAGTTGCAGATGACTTGGCTAAGCTGATGAGTCTTCCCAAAGCTGAGTTGATCAGTCCGGTGGATAACTCTGTATTGCTGACTGGACTATTGAAGACGGAATCGATATCAGTTCCAGATGCTCAGACTTTGCAGAATGACTTGGTCAAGTCAGAGAATCTAACCGTCTCTCAATTGTTTGACAGGGTGGTTTCTTTCATTCGAGACTTCTCTGATCTTCCGGTGCTGACGGATGAGCTAGCTAAGCTCGTTGACAAACCTCTTCCGACATTGTCGGTCAGCATCACTGATGCCATTTTGGTTGGCTTGGTGTATGAAAAGTTTTACGACGACATTGTCTACACAAATATCCGTGGCGACCTGCTCAACGATGGTTTGCTTGGGCAGTATGGAGTCAACCAGTCAATTGGCGGTGAGTTTTTATCGCTCGACTTTGTCAAGTCGCTTGTGGACTCCGCCAGTCCTGTTGACTCATACGATCGCGTCTTGTCTTGGTTTAGGGACTTCGGCGATTCGCAGACCTTCTCTGACTTGATAAATGCAATTGCATTCACCAAAGTCAGCGAGGACAGCGTTTCCACAAGCGACTCGTATGCCGATGTCAAGCAGTTCTTCCGGAGTCCGGATGATGTGTCAGCGCCGATCGACTCAAACACCTACTCCTTCTCGAAGAGTTTGGCGACGAGTTCGAATGTGCCGGAAGACCAGTTTGATCGGACGGTGCAGTACTCGCGTGGCTTTGATAGCGGCGTTCTCTTGGTGGACACCGCAGACTTCAACAGCGGCGATGGCTTGGAGTATCAATTCCAGAAAGGACTAAGTGACGCACCAGTTGTAACTGATCAGATTTTCGCGGGACTGGAATTGATCCGGATATTTAGTGATCGGATCAATGTGAACCCCGAAAATGTTCCGTTGAATGCTCATGTTATTAACTTGTTCGCACTCAACGACAGCCCCGGCGGCGACCGCTTCTCGTATCAAATGCGAAGCGCAACGCCCTCGGATGTCATTAACGGCCCAGTCATGAACGCACAGGTCATGAACGGGAACTTTACGCCGTAACCCGGCTCGGCCTTTTTATTCAACAACGCCTACGGGCTTTTTCTTGGAGTTTTTTATGCAAGTCAATCAAATCGAGAGCAGTGGTCTGACTATGATCGGTCGCCTGAAGATCGAAGTCTTTGGTGGCGACGGCAACCTGAAGCAGGTTCAGGATGTACCCAATCTGGTAGTCACCACCGGCAAGAACTTTATTGCCTCGCGCATTCGTGATGCGAGCGCCGCAGTCATGTCTCACATGTCGATTGGCGATGGTTCTTCTGGCTCTCCCGGCACTGCCGCAACCCCCGCCGCTGGCGACACCGCTCTTGGTAATGAGCGGGCTCGTGTTGCTTTGACCAGCACCACTGTTACGGCAAATGCGGTTACCTACACCGCCACCTTTGCCGCCGGTACTCCCGAAACCGCCGCCTCCATTGTTGAAGCCGGTCTGTTCAATGCGAACTCTGGTGGAACCCTGCTTTGCCGCACAACCTTTGCCGTGGTGAACAAAGGCGTAAACGACACGATGACCGTCACTTGGACCGTTACCGTTTCTTAATTTTTTTCTAGGAGAGAAACATGGGTGTCTTATTCACCAACAATGCCTCCGCCTCACTTGCTTCGGCCATCACATCTGGTTCTACCACGATCACTTTGGCAAGCGGGCAAGGCGCTCTATTCCCGACGCTTTCTGGCTCTAACTTTTTCATGGCTACGCTTGTTGACACAAGCAACAACATCGAAATCGTGCGAGCTACTGCTAGGACCGGGGACACCCTGACCGTTACTCGCGCTCAGGATGGAACATCGGCTCGCGCCTTCGCCGCCGGTGACAAGCTTGAGTTGCGTATTGTTAATGCTGGCTTGCAAGAGTTCGTTCAGCGTGACGGCACGGTCGCAATGACCGGCGCTCTTAACATGAACAACCAGAAGGTAACCAACCTATCGCAAGCAACTGCGACCACCGATGGGGTTGCGGGTGGCCGAGCAATTAACACTACTGGCGACATTCAGGGCGGCGGAAACCTGACTGCTGATCGGACTCTCTCCTTGACCAACACGGGTGTCACGGCAGGTGAATACGGCTCCGCTTCTGCAATCCCGGTGGTTACCGTGTCTGCCACCGGTCGAGTTACGGCCTTGTCCACTGCGGCGCTAGATCTCTCCACCAAAGTCAACTTGGATGGCGGAAACGCAACCGGAACATGGGCGGGAACCACCGAGTGGACGCGAGTCAATAACCGCCCTACGGCCCTCAGCTCTTTTTCCAACAGCACTCTATTTGACACAACCTCAAACTGTGGCTTCGGCGCAGATTTCGGCACGGGCAACACAGGTAACTGCCGTCCTCTGGTGAACTACGGCGTGAATTGGTCTCAGCAGAGCAATTGCGGAAACATTGGCGCGAATGTGACCGAACTTACGGATGCCGGGACCAACATTAACCATCGAGGACTTCGCTGGAACTGGAACTGCAATTGCAACTGCGATTGCTGTTGCTGTTTTGCGCCCGGGACGCTTGTTCAAATGGCGGATGGAACATCCAAGCCAATTGAGTTGGTGGCTGTTGGCGAAAAAGTGATTGGCTTTGCCGGTGAAGTTACCGTCGCTCACAAGTTTGATACGACTCTAAAGACCAACAAGCTCTTCGTGGTCAATGGATCAATCGAGGTGACCGGGGGCCACTTGTTCAAAACTGATCGTGGCTGGAAGGCGCTGGATATGAGCGTTTATCCGCAGGGAGTATTTTTCCGTGCGCACCAAACATTCGCTGGTGGCGAACTAGTAGACATCGAGCATCAAAGCGAGCGAGCCGAGTTGGTTTCTGCTTTGCTGGTTGGTGACATCGTCAACGGTGTTCGCATTGATTCGATTGAGCGTAAACCCGCAGATGCAAGCTTCAATGTCCACAATATGATTGTTGATGGCGGAGACGGCTTTGTACTGGCTTCGGGCCTTGCGGTTGATGGATTTATGCGTCATGCATGCGGGGGTCAATAATGCAAATCCAAAAAACAAGTACTAATGTCCACTATCAATCTCCAGAAGTGAAGCTGGCTGTAGAGCTAGTTGGCGACGGAATTGAGTTTTCCACGCTTTATGTGCTGGATGAATCCAATCCGTCTGAGGGCTATGTTCCTTATGCTGGCAAGCGCTTTGTGCAGGGCGATGTGGAGTACGGCGTAACTCACTGTTATCGATTCGATTGCAGTGATCTGCAAGCCAACAACCAGTGGGGTGATGTTGCATCTTGGCACATCTACAAAACTCCAACTGATACTTTGTTTGCGGAAAATCTGCATGCAGAGACGATCGCGACAAAAGCATCAAGCGCTCAGTACTCTAGCTCTTTGGCTCGATTGCCGGTCGCCGTTGGCTTTGTGCCTTGGGCCGACTCCTCAATTGCAGATGTGAAATTTCTGCTCAATGTCGCAGATTCGTCTGTGGTGATTGCTGGGCCGGGAGTGACCGTTGTCAACTACAACGGAAGCCCTGCTCAGTGGCGATCTACGCAAATGCCATCCATTGCTCTCAGTGGCCCCTCCACCATTGCGGCTGACGGTCTTGCGCAATTCACCGCCACCGTTAGCAGAGATGGCTCCGTTGCTTCTGTTTGCACTTCCGAGATTTGCATTGAGACTACTGGCGGCTATTTGCCGCTACAACGAGTTCGTTGCCAAGCCGGTGTTGCAACCTTCAAGCTTCACGCCAGTCACATGACGGCTGGAGATGCCTTCAAAATTAAAGTGGGCTTCCGCAACTATTCTGGCATGGCATCCAAAACCCTGACTGTTTCTTAACCCGAGGAGAATAATTTGAGCGAGCCAATCTACACGCTGACTTGCGAGAATAAAGACGGCAACCTAGAGAAGATTTATTACTCTCCGCACCAGTCCAAAGTTTGGGACCAGAGCGGCGAACCGATGGATCTGTCCAAGTTGGAAGGTTTCCCAGACCCCAACACTTATAACGAGATCGGCGGTATGGGCCATTACTCGGAGATGTCGCCCGAGAACCCTTCGAAGAAAAGTCGGAAGGTGAATGCTCTGAAGATACAGATGGGTCTTAACTGCAACTACACCTGCGCGTACTGTAGTCAAGCCTCCCATCTGGAGGGCAATGAGGCGGTGATCACCAATGTGGATGATGCTCGCGAATTCTTGGAGAGACTTGACTCTTGGTTAGAGCAAGCTCCCATGCGGGTTGAATTTTGGGGTGGTGAGCCATTTGTTTACTGGAAAGCCATGCAGGTATTGGTGGCTGGTTTCCGGGAGCGATTTAAAGACACCTCATACAACATCGTAACCAATGGGTCTCTCTTGGATGAAGAGAAGTATCAGTGGATCAAAGAGAACGATCTTGCTGTCGCGATATCCCATGATGGGCCGGGTCAACATGTGCGTGGCCCGGACCCTTTGGATGACCCCGCCATTAAAGTCGTATGGCAGAAAATGGTAGATGAGCGTTTTGGCTTGTTCAGTTTCAATACGGTTCTAACCGCAAAGAACTGCGACACCTACGCGATTCGAAAATGGTTTGTCGATCGCTTCGGCGAGCATGTTGTCACGAATTACGAGGGTGTGGCAATGGTACATGACCAGAACTCTCGCGATCATGGTGATGTGCTGTTCAGCGAAGACAACTACAGAACCATGCAGTCCACGATTTATCAATCAATCATGGACTTCTCTATGGTCACGAACCCCACCCTAAAGTCAAAGGTCTCTGACATTCTCAAGAGCTTGCAGGTCAGCCGCCCGGCGAAAAAGCTTGGTCAGAAATGCGGCATGGACCGAGAAGGCATGCTGGCTGTAGACCTAAAGGGAAATGCCTTGACTTGTCACAACACCGGTGCAAACAGCAAACACAACATCGGAAGTGTCTATGACTTTGACAACATCAGCCTAGACACTTCGTGGCACTGGTCGCAACGAGAAAGCTGTAACTACTGCCCGGTGCTTCAAGCCTGTCAGGGAGCTTGTATGTATCTGGAGGGCGATGACTTTGTTGACTCGTGCAACAACGAATTCGCTTACAACATGCCAATCTTGCTTGGTGGTATTGAGCTTGCAACTGGATTGCGCGTATTAAAAATTGAGGGCGATGTCCGCCGACCAAAGAAAACGAAAAAATCTTTTCCGATTCCTGTTGTGTCGGTGTAACGCACTCTGTTCGTGTTTAAAGGGATAGTGATGGAACAGAGCATTTTTAACTGGCTCGTTGGAATTTGCGGCGCGCTAGGAGGATGGCTGATGAAGGTTATTTGGGATGCAATACGCGATCTGAAAGCCGATCTCCGACAAGTGGACCAACGCATGAACGAAGACTTTGTACGCCGAGATGACTTCAAAGATGCTCTTCGCGACATCAAAGAAGACATGCGTAATGGCTTCAGTAATGTAGACGGCAATCTTAAGTTGATCTTCAAGAAATTAGAAGGCAAGGAGGACAAGTAATGGACTGGTTAAAACAGGTTGCGCCCACAATTGCCACGGCACTTGGCGGGCCTCTGGCCGGTATGGCAGTCTCCGCTATTTCTAAAGCCATTGGCGTTGATGAGAAGGATGTTGGTGATCTCATCAACAACAACAAATTAAACGCCGACCAGATCGCGCAGGTCAAGTTGGCTGAGATTGAGCTTCAAAAACAGGCCAACGAGCTTGGCCTAAATTTTGAGGCTCTGGCTGTGGATGACAGGAAGAGTGCCCGCGAGATGCAAGCGACGACTCGTTCTATCGTCCCGCCTTTATTGGCGGCGGCGGTGACGATTGGCTTCTTCGCCATTCTTGGCGGCATGATGTTCGGCAAGATGTCGGTGGCCGATAACACAGCACTAACAATGATGCTCGGCTCTTTGGGCACTGCATGGACAGGGATCATTGCGTACTACTTCGGCTCTAGCGCGGGCTCTCAAGCCAAGACAGACTTGCTGTCGAAGTCGTCTGCCACTAAGTAGATAGACGGAG